CTACGCGCTGGGCCTGCAGTACAGCAACCTGTCCCAGGCGGCAGAGCAGAACAAGGGCCTGAAGGCTGAAATCGACGCCAGCGGCACGGCGTTGACCGACTTGATCGCCGTGCGCGAGCGTCTTTCCGGCGTCGACAAGCAGTATTTCGAAGACCTCAAAAAGCTGCAGACCGCCCGCGAGAAGGGCGCGATCGGCGACCAGGAATACATCTCCCTGGTCTCCCAGCTGGCAACCGAGACCTACAAGAAATCGGAAGCCGGCAAGGTCAGCGTAGCGGCGGCGCACAAGGAAACCGAAGCCTACGCCGCGCTCATCGCCGCGATCCGCAGCAAGATCGACGAAAACCGGCTCGAGCTGGCCATGGGCGAGAATGCCACCGACAGCCAGAAAACTGAAATCAAGCTCGACCAGGAACTCGCGTCCGGCAAGCTCAAGCTATCCGCTGCGCACCAGGCCGCCGCCCGAGCCGCGCTGGCTGAGCAGGCCGCCGGCGAGCAGGCGCTCAAGCTGCGTGATGCACAGCGCGACCTGACCAAGTACATCGTCGAAAGCACCCTCGCGCGCAACAATGCCGCCGCCGCGCTACAGGTCGAGTATGACCTGTACGGCAAGAGCGCAGACGCTCGCGAAATCGCCATGGTAGCGGTGCGAGCCGATGCCGACGCCGAAAAGAAGCTGGCCGACCTGCGCGCTGCCAACAAGCCGGTGACGGCACAGATGATCGCCCAGCTCAAGGCCGAGCGTGACGCTCGCGTGCTGGTCGAGCAGGCGACGCTGGGGCAGGGCAAGGCTCTCCAGTATGCCGCCCAGCTGGCCGAAGAGAACAAGAAATTCGGACTGCAATACATCGCCGATGACAAGCAGCGCGCTGCGGCTGAGCTGGCGATCGATGACCAGGTTTGGCAGGAGCGGATCCGCCTGGCGGGCGAGGGCACCGAAGCCCAGAAGCGGCTGCAGCAGGAGTACACCACCTGGTATCAAAACCAAGCGGCCAAGCCCTTTCTGGATGAGCAGAAAAAGATATGGACGTCGGTCGAGCAGACCGCGCACGATACCTTCATCAGCATTTTTGACAGCGGCAAATCGGCGTTCGATCGCCTTCGGGATGCGCTGAAGAACGGCCTGCTGGACCTGTTGTATCAGATGACCATGAAGAAGTGGATCATCGACATGCAGGCGTCTGTAGGGATGAGCACTGCCACGACGGCCATGCAGGCCGCGGGTTTGGGTAGCAGTTCCGGCGGTTCCAGCCTGATCGGCAGCGCGCAGTCCGCCGCAAGCCTGTACTCGGCCGGCAAGGCGATGTACACCGGCTTCCAGTCGGGCATCACAAGCAGCATGGGCGGCGCAATCACGTCGATGGGCAACCTGTTTGGCTCCACCGCCATGTCCTCGTTTGGCGCCGGTATGAGCTCGCCGGGCGCCGCCGCGATCATGAGCGAGCTGGGCCAAGGCGCTGCCACCGGCAGCGTAGCCGCGTCGGATATGGCGGTCGCGGGGAGTGCCAGCACCGCGGCCGGCGCATCGGCGGCCACGTACGCTATTCCGATCATCGGCTGGATCCTGGCAGGCATGGGCCTGTCCAGCAAGCTGTACGCTGGCGGCTGGGATGCGAGCAATGGCAGCTTGAAAGACCCGCTCAAACTCGCCGGCGGCAGCCAGATCTTCAACAACGCCCTCAAGGGCATCGGCCTGAGCGACAGCGAGGCGAACATGTTCTCGGGCATGTCGACCTACGCGAAGCTGTTCGGCCGCAAGAACCCGAAAGTCGAGTCGCAGGGCATCGAAGGCACCATCAGCAGTTCGGGCTTCGACGGCGACGCCTTCGCAAAGATTATCGAAGAGGGCGGCTGGTTTCGCAGCGACAAGCGATATACCCAGAATGCAGACCTGAGCGTCGCTCAGGATGCCAGCCTCGACAACACGGTCCAGAGCATGATGCTGGCCGTGAAGGGATTTGCCGATGCGTTGGGCGTCAATGCCGACCAGGTCGACGGCTATACCAAGGCCATCAACCTGACTCTGACCGATGACGATGCGCAGAACCAGAAGCTGCTCGCCGACCTGTTCGGCCAGATTGGCGACGAACTGTCGCTGAAGCTGGTCCCTGACCTGGACAAGTTCACCAAGTCAGGCGAAACCGCATCAGCGACGCTGCAGCGCCTGGCGAGTGACTTCCAGGGCACGGACCAGATCGCCCAGATGATGGGCTTCTCGGCCAGCACGATGTTCGGCGCTGCCGGCATGCAGTCGGCTGCCGCGCGCGAGAAGTTGATCGACCTGGCTGGCGGCCTGTCGACGCTGGGCCAGCAGGCGGCATTCTTCAATCAGAACTTTTTGACGGACGCCGAGCGCATCGCTCCGGTGGCTGCTGCGCTGGATAAGGCGCTGGCCAGCCTGGGCCTGGACACGATCCCTACCACTCGGAACGAGTTCAAGGCGCTGGTCGACGACATGATCACGTCCGGCGCCGCAGGCACCGAGGCGGGCGCAAAGCGGCTGGCATCCCTGCTGGCCTTGGATGAAGCATTCGCACAGGTTCATCCGGCGGAAGCCGCGGCGGATGCAGTCGACAAGGTCACGGCGGCACTGCAGGCCATGAAAGACTCGGCCAGCTCGCTGTTGGGCGGTGTTGACGCCGCGTACTCGGTGCTGGAAAAAGTGGCCGCACGTGAGAAGGCGGCAGCGCAGGCCAGCGTCGACGCCCACAGCGCGGCCGTGAGCAAGCTGCAAAGCCTGTCGCAAGCCCTGTCCAGCACACTCAACAGTATCGAGTCTCCGGATCAAAAGCTGGCTGATCGCGCCGTGGGCCAGGCGCAGATCCGCGCCGCGCTGGCGATCGCCAAGGCCGGCGGCCCGCTGCCGGATGCCGACAGCCTGAAGGATGCACTGAGCGCCATCACGCAGGACGCCTCCAGCCAGTTCAGCAGCTACACCGACTACCTGCGCGACCTGTACCAGACCCAGAGCGACATTGCCCAGCTCGGCGACGTGACCGACAGCCAGTTGTCGGTCGAGCAGCTGGCCCTCAAGGCGGCACAGGACCAGCTCAAGTCGCTCGATGACATCCTCTCCAACGCCCAGCAGGAGGTCGACGTCCTCAAGGGCGTCGACACAAACGGGCTGACGCTGGTTCAGGCGATGCAGGCACTGACTCAGGCGATCGTGGGCGCGAAGAGTAATCCGATTGTCGGGGCAACCTCGGCAATCAACGGCGCCTACCAGCAGTACCTGGGCCGCGCACCGGATGCTGAAGGTCTTCAGTGGTGGCAGAACGCAGCCGCCAGTGGTGCGCCTGTCGATCAGATCGTGGACGGTATCGCCGGCTCGACCGAGGCAACCCTCAGGAAGGTGTACGCGAGCGAGTTGAATCGCGCGCCAGACGCAGGAGGCCTGTCGTTCTGGATGGGCGCCTATGGGTCGCAGATGGATGCGGCTGAGTTGGCTGACTGGATGAAGGTCACCCATGAGACCGACGAGTACAAGAAGCTGCACCCGTTTGCAATCGGCACGAACTTCATCCCGGAAGACATGCCGGCACTCGTGCATAGGGGCGAGCGGATCATCCCGGCGGCTGATAACCGGGCGCTGATGGCTCGACTGTCCAGCCCGGGCGGGAACAACGAAGTGCTTGCTGCTGCTGTCGACCGCTTGACGCAACAGGTCGCGAAGCAGCAAGAGGTGATCGAGCGGCAAGAGGAGGCGCTGCGCGCGATCGCCGGCCATACCAGCGACACGGCCAGCCATCTGGACGACGTTATCAACGGGCGCAAGTCTATCCCAACGGAAGTGGTCTCCGCATGATTATTGTTGACCCTGTAACCCTGGGCGACGTCACCTGCACGCGCGCTACTTCGGCACCGTACTACGACCGAAATGGCGTGCAGCAGATGGCGCCGCCCAATACGCTCCGGGTGACCTACGACCCGGCTGATCTGAGCAAGGCGCCGTATGTCTTGCTCGACGCGGGCGAGGTAATTGGCCCTGGCTCTGGCCTGATGTATTCGAACGTGCCGATCTCAGAGCCGCCCTACAGCGCCGCCGCGACCTACGCGAAGGATGCACTGGTTTATGACCCTGTTACGTACAACGTGTTCCAGTCGCTCATCGCCAGCAACTTAGGCAAGGCGCTGACGGATACCACTGCCTGGACCCCACGCGGCGCGACGAACCGCAGGGCCATGCTGGACCAGTACAACAATACGCAGACGACGAATCCTGAGGAAATCATCCTTGTGGTGTCGCTCCAGGCGATCTGCCGGGGCTTCTATATCGGCAACGCTGACGCCTCCGAGGTTCGACTATCAGTGGTCGACCAGTACAAGGGCCTGGTGTACAGGGAGGAGCAAAGCCTGCGCGTATCGACGTCGGGCTCCAGCTTCTACAACTGGTGCTTTAACCGCATCAAGCGCAAAAGCTGGGCGCTGAGTCTCAAGCTCCCGCCATATGCCAACCCCTTGGTGGCCATCTGCCTGCGTAAGCCGGGCGGCATCGCCAAGTGCGGCATGTTCGCGATCGGCCCCACGGTCGACCTGGGCAAGACTTTGATGGGCCTCGGCGCCGAGATCAAGGACTTTTCGGAGACCAGTTTCAACTTCGACGGCACCAGCAAGACCACGGTGCGCAACTACGCGAAGCGGATCACCGCCGATGTGTCGGTCGATAGCGCTCAGGTGGACGCCGTCTACGAGGCGCTGGCCGGCTATCGGCAGCGGCCCATCGTGTGGGTCGGGTCACAGAACTACGGTCTGTCGATCGCGTTTGGCAGGTACTCCAGTTTCAAACCCGTGATCAAAGGCGCCACCCGCTGGGAAATGGCCCTCCAAATTGAAGGAACCGTATGACGATTACAGCCCTGACCGACCCGAACCTGCTGCCGAACCAGGATCAGGACCAGCAGACGTACGACAACAATGTCGCCTACATGATTCGCAACCTCCCGCTGCGGGCGCAGCAGGAGAACGAGCTGGCAGCCAGCGTGAACAACGTCGCCGCCGGCACGGCATACTCGATCCCCTACGTGGTCGACCTCTCGACGACGACGGATGCGGACCCGACGGCGGGACGCCTCCGCTTCAATGCTGTGAACCAGAATGCCGCGACGACGCTCTTCGCCGACCTGGCCGGCGCGGATACCGTCGATTACACATCGATTCTCGATCAGTTCGATGCATCGACCAGCGTCGTGAAAGGACAACTCCGGATCGTCAAGCAGGTCGACGCGGCAAAGTTCCTGACCTTCGATGTTATGGCACGCACGACGGCAAGCGGCTACCGGAAGCTAACCGTGACGAACACTGGCGGCAGCTCGGCGAATCCTTTCGGCGCGAATGATCCGGTGGTACTCAAATTCACACGCACGGGCGATAAGGGCACATCAGGCGTCAGCGGCTTTTCCAACATGGTCGTCCTCTCGTCCACGCAGACATGGGTGTGCCCTTCGACCGTGTCGAAGGCCGAGGTGACGATTATTGATGGTGGCATGGGCGGTTCGTACAGCAGCGGCGGTACCGGCAATAACCCCTATCCGGGGGGCAAGGGCGGGGCAGCAGGTATTTCCGTGCTTTCGCTCGTTCCGAACAGCAGCTACACCGCGACGGTGGGGGCAGGGAGTGCCACGTCACAGACCCCAGGGCCGGGAGGCGCATCTTCGTTCGCTGGCTCTGGCATCACCACCATGACCAGCGCGAACGCAGCGCTGATAGTGCCGGGAGGCCCTGGCGGCATCTATGGCGTCAACAGGGGCGGCACCCTGCTCTCCCCACCCGGAGCGTCCGGGTATGGTGCTGGCGGCCTGGGCGGCAATGATGGCGGCTCGATGGGTACGGCCGGCAACGCTGGTGTCGTCATTATTCGTTACTAAGGAGTCACAGTGCGCGCAGCTATCATCGTCGACGGTAAGGTCGACAATATCATCGAAGTTGCTGCCCTCGATGCCCTGCCAGGCACGAACTTAGTCGAGGCCCCGACAGCGAGCATCGGCGACGCGTGGGACGGCGAGCAGTTTACGCAGCCCACAGCGCAGCCGGCCCCTGTCGAGGTTCCAGCGCAAGTCACGATGCGCCAGGCCCGACTTGCGCTCCTCAGCGCCGGCCTGCTCGCCCAGGTCGACCCGGCAATCGAATCGCTGGACAGCCCGGAGAAAGAAATGGCGCGCATCGAATGGGACTACTCGAGCGCCGTAAGTCGTCACCGGCCGTTGGTTGTCATGCTGGGTCAAAAGCTCGGCCTGGATGACGAAGCGCTTGACCAACTGTTCATCACCGCGGCTGGGCTGTGATGCAAGGCGGCTACATCACCATCCGGCTTACCAGCCGCTGGCCCTACAACCCGATAAGCTTGGCCGTCGGTGTGCTGTCCGGATCCAGGCAGTTCAGCCACGCCATCGCCATCATCCAGGAGCGCGCTTACGAGGCCTCGATGGTGCACGGCTGCCGCGCCGGCACCGTCGAGGAACTCATGCAGGGCGTCGTCGTCTACCGCGACATGGAGGTATGGGTCCCGAACATCGCCGCTGCGAGGGCATTCGCCGAGGCCCAGGTCGGGAAGGGCTACGACTGGCCCGGCGCGGTCGGGATCCCGTTCACCTATTCGACAGAGTGGAGCGACGACAGCTCCTGGTGGTGCTCCGACCTAGTGTTCGCCATCGTCCTGGCTGGCGGCACGCGCCTGTTCGACCCCGATGTTATGAAACGCGTGTGCCCGGTTCACCTGCAGATGGTCGATTACCCGAAAAATCCTGCTGTCTACGTGAGAAACCAGCAGGCCGAACCTACGTGAAACGCCTGCAATAGTTCGTTCAAAAAGTTGTCCCACTTTTCCGAGAATTGAGACAGGGAAATACGGATCATGTGGTCATAGCTACCACAACAGGGATCCGGGACACATGAACCAACTATGGCAACAAGAAGCGGAGCGGATGGGCGGCCAGCCGCTCGTCGCCATCCTTACCGAGATGCGCGACAACCAGTTGGACTTGCGTGCCGACTTTGAGCAACTTTCGCGCAGGGTGAGTAGCCTCCAGGCTGCCAATGAACGCCTGCTTTCCGGGTTCCCTGCCGACGACGTGGAGGGGCACCGGCGCTATCACGAGTCGGTCATCGAATGGCGCGAGCTGCGCAACAAGATGGTCAAGGAAGCGCTGGCAAAGATGGTGCAGGCCGGCGCCTTGGCCGCCTTTGGCTGGCTTGCACTGGCCATCTGGCAGACTTTCAAGATCACGGTGACCAAATGAGTCCCCAGCGCAAAAGCGTCGAGGAGATGATCGACGACCTGATCGGCCGGGAAGGCCGCTACAGCTTCAACATCAATGACGCCGGCGGCGAAACCATGTGGGGCATCACCGCTGCCACGGCGCGCCGCAACGGGTACCTGGGCGCCATGTCGATGATGCCGCGCGAGACCGCGACAACCATTTACCGCAACGAGTACCTGGTGAAGCCGGGGTTCGACAAGGTGTATGCCGTTTCCCCCAAAATTGCCGCGGAGATGTTCGACACGGGCGTGAACCAGGGAGCCAATCTGCCCGGGGCGTGGCTGCAACGCATCCTCAATGCATTGAACCGCCAGGGGCGCGACTACCCCGACATCGGCGTTGACGGCCGCATCGGGCCGGCCACCATCAGCGCGCTGAGCGCCTTTCTCGATCACCGCGGTGCCGACGGCGAAACCGCGATCCTTCGCGCCCTCAACTGCCAGCAGGGCGTGCGCTATCTGGACATCACCGAGGCCAGGCCGCAGAACGAGGATTTTTATTTTGGCTGGTTGCTAAACCGCGTGGAGGTAGCGTAAATGGAATGGCTCAAACAAATCGCGCCGTCACTGGCGACGGCCTTACTTGGGCCGCTGGGCGGTGCTGCCGTGTCCGCGATCGGATCAGCACTGGGGATGAGTGACGCCGATAAGGCGAAGGTCGAAGCTGTACTCAAAAATGGGCAGATCTCGGGTGACCAGCTGGCAGCGATCCAGCAGGCCGAAATTGCCTTCAAGGCCAAGATGGCCGACCTCGGCGTGGACCTGGAGAAAATCGCCGCCGCCGACCGCGACAGCGCGCGCCACATGCAGATCGAAACCAAGAGCTTCGTGCCGGCCGCGCTAGCACTGGTCGTTGTTCTGGCTTGGGTCGCGATCCAGTGGTACCTGCTGTCCCACGTCGTCGATTCAAGCATGCGCGAGTTAGTTGCGCGGGTACTCGGCACACTCGACGCTGCCCTGACGCTTGTCCTGTCGTTCTACTTCGGGTCATCGCGCAGCTCCCAAGCAAAGGACGAGACGATCAGCAAGCTGTCGGGTACGTGATGGACCTCCACGTCCTGACGACGCGTGGCG